ACGCTCGCAGCTCGGGCTAACGCCCTCGCTGCTCGCTTTACATTTTATTTGGGTGAGTGTGTGTGTGTGAGTGTGATGAGTGATACAATACTGATACGGGTGATGATACGGGATTATGTATCAGTATTATAAATTTTTATTAAATTTTAAAATAATACTTGACAAACACAAAAATATGTTATATAATACAAGTGTAAACTGAATATGATGAAAGGAGACACAAGCTATGGCTAAAATGGTCGATATTGAGAAACTCAAGCCGTTACTCAAGGGCGCCATTAGTGAAGAGAATGAAACGACATTCCTCGAAGGACTGATGGGCATCACGGTCGATTATGATGAGTCTGCTGTGGAGGGTCGAATTGCTGAGGCAACGAAGACGGCACGGGCAGAAGCACAGGCTGAGTACTCGAAGAAGTTACACGATATGTTCTTCAACGGTGCTGACTCATCTAACAATGACGACACCGTAGATGATACAAACACTGACCCTGAGATTGCTCATGATAGTAAGCCAGAGGTCGCAGACATTTTTACTACCGAAGAATAAGGAGGAAAACAAGATGGCAACAAAACCCGTAATGCGTAATCTTAATGCCACATCTGTTGGTATTATCAACTGGGTTCTTGCTGAGGAAAGTGGCTATCTCGCTGGTGCACCTCTTGCTAAAGACACCATTCAGTCTATTAAGCAGGTTGGTGAATTCATCAACGCTTATCAGGCTCGCCAGAACCAGTTCCTTAGCGCTCTCGTAAACCGTATTGCTATGGTTATCGTAGCTACAAAGGCTTACAAGAACCCCTGGTCTTGGGTTAAGAGAGGAACAATGGAAGCAGGTGAGTCCATAGAGGAAATCTATGTTAACCTTGCTAAAGTTGAAAACTTCGACCCTGGCAACACAACTAATGCTCTTTTGGCAGACCTTTTCGGAAAGAGAAAACCTGACGTTCAGGCAGCTTTCCATCAGATGAACTTCCAGAAGAAGTACCCCGTAACTGTTTCTTATGAGCAGCTTGCAACCGCTTTCACTTCGATGAACGGTGTAGCAAACCTCATTGAGTACATTGTACAGTCACTCTACACTGCTTTCGAGTATGATGAGTTCCTTATGTGCAAGTACTTACTTTACAAACTTGCTCTTGATGGCAAGATTAAGGCTGTTACTGTAGCAGACCCTACTGCATCTGAGGCTAATGCTAAGGCAAATGTCAAGGCAATCAAGAAGCTCTCTAACGAGATGGAGTTCATGAAGACTGACTACAATATGGCTAAGGTTTACAGCCATACCCAGAAGGGTGAGCAGATGGTAATCGTACCTACTGAGATTGACGCCGTTCTTGACGTTGATGTTCTTGCTTCTGCATTCAACATTGACCGTGTTAAGTTTTCTGGCCAGCGTGTAATCGTAGATTACTTCGATGATGCTGCAATCGCAAGACTTAACGAGTTACTTGACCTTGATACCACTCATGGTGAGACTTGCTTCACTGACGGTGAAATCTCTGCAATCAGAACAATTACGATGTTCATCATCGATAAGGACTTCTTAATGCAGTACGATAAGCTCGTTACCATGAGAGAGCAGCCCGTTGCTAACACTCTTGAAATGCAGTACTTCCTGCATCACTGGGCATTGTTCAGTGCATCACCTTTCAAGAATGCAGCACTGCTTACCACAGCAAGTAACGCAATTTCGTCAGTTGCAGTTTCACCTGCAACAGCAGAAGTTCTTGCTGGTTCCGATGTAGTTCTTACAGCAACTGTAACAGCTACAGGATTCATCAACACTGATGTTGTTTGGAGCATTGGCGATGACGCAACAGATACCAAGACCAAGATTGGTGCTGACGGTATCCTCCACGTTGGTGCTGATGAGACAGGCGATGCAAGCCATGAGTTCACTGTTATCGCTACTTCAGTAGCAGATAGCACAAAGTATGGTTCAGCAACCATCACTATTGGAGCTCTTGCAGAATGATAGTTCGCTAAAGTATAGGCGGGAGGAGGATTAAGTTCTTTCTTCCGCCTTATTTACTATAATCATAATATCACATTATGATTAATTTGTCAATAGTTTTTTACAAAATAAAGGAGATTTTTATGACATTTGAAGACAGTCTTATGCTCATAGATAATCAACGAATTAAGAACTACTACAAGAATAGGCTTATCAACCTTGCTTTGGCACAGTTTGAGTGGGACGGATTGCCCGACACTTGTGACAGACTGTATTTTGAAAAGCAGTTGCTTTTCACAGGCAAGGCAGCTATGCTTAAACCTGTAGGAAGTGATGAGTGGTTATCACTTGGGTATGTAACTATAGGCAATCTCTCCGTCTATGGTTATCCGACAAAAATAAGGGGAGTTGGCTTCAACAATGCAAACATTGAAACAAAAGAGTGGGAGTTCCTTTACGATAATATGACAAAGCAATCACTCTTAGATGCGATTGACCTGTATGCGTCACTGCTTGCTGAGATTCATGCTACATTCAGATGTAATGTGCAGAAGCAGAATACACCTTATATCGTAACAGGAAGCAAATACCAGGAACTCAGCTTCAAGAATATCTTCCTTAAGATATTTGGACATGCTCCATACTTAATGCTGAAGAAACCTGAAGACAAAGAAGCCATTGACGTACTTGATTTGAAGGTAAACTTCTACGGAAAAGACCTTATGGAAGTACTTAAGATAACATGGGACGAAGCTATTTCTATGCTTGGCATAGCACCCGCTGGCGGACTTAACGATAAGAAGGAAAGACTTATTACAGATGAGGTCAATATGGCTAGGGAAGAGAACGTCGTATGCCGTAACGCTCGTCTTATGAACAGAGAACAGTTCTGTGATAAGATGAAGAAGCACGGCGTTAACCTTAGCGTAAACATGGTAACTGACCTTGATGCTAGATTCGTAGAGTTCGACCACAGCGTAGGTCATATGCAGTACAACATAGATAGCACCAAAGACAAAACTAACTACGGGAGGCAATAAGCTATGAGTAAATATACACAGACAATAAGCTCAATCTTACGTGAAAACGCAAGAGCTGGCGAAGACGTCAACGACTTGCACGATATCTGTGATATAGCAAAGCGTTGCCTCTTCGATGGTTATGGAATACAGTCTCTGCCTAATGACTACAGAGACCGTTTCATAACAGGATTCTCTCTTCATTTCTTCAATGATGAGATAGGTATGGAGACCCTTCCTCTTTTCAAGATGGGTCTTTCAGACAAGCTGTATAATAACGGCGAATACATAGGACAGATATATTCAACCCTTGACACTCAGCTCTTTTCTGATTACAAGACAAGGGCAACTACAGGACACAATACTTCAGTTATAAACATGAATGAAGGTGTGGGTAAAGCAGGTACTATCACAAACGCTAAATCAGGTTCTGATTCAACCCGTCATACAGGAACAGCTAGCGACACTAAAACTGGTACTGATACAACTGAGAATACAGGAACATCTGCTAATGTAAAATCAGGTAACGACACTGTAAAGAATACAGGGTCTACAGCTAACCAGCACACAGGACAGAACAGAACAGACATTACAGGGACAGACGTTCTTATAAAGTCTGGTACTGAGACAACCACAGGGACGTCTACAGGAAGTACGTCAAAGACTGGTTCTGATACTAGCACAGGTAACAGCAGCAATACAAAGACAGGTTCGGAGTCCAAGGCTATAAGTGGAACTGATACAATCGATAAAACAGGTAGCGATTCTTTGACAAAAGAAGGAACAGAAACCGAAAAGATGACTGGCGGACATTCAACAACCCGTACAGGTAGCGAAGGCGTAACTTATGGCAAGAAGACAACAACCAAAGGTGGAGAAAAGGGATATGAGACAAACTCATCGAATGGAAGCACTGATACCAACGCTGCTTCATATAACCTTGACACACCAATGGATAATCTTGAGTTATTAAGAGTTGCCGAGGATAGAGATACAAATCCTCCAACATATGTCCCTTACGCTTCAAGGGGAAAAGGCATATCAGCTTCTTATGCACAAGATGCAAACGGTAACTACCCTAAAATGCGTTACATGACGAATGCTGGACTTACTGATAGCTCTGCTGTAACTGCTGGTCAGGGAAGAGTTGACAGGAATTTCTCAGATTCGAAAACAGAAGCAACGGATAGTGGAACAGACACTACAAATTACAATAATGTAAAAGACGAGTTTAAGTATGGTGCGACAGGTGAGAAAAAAGAGCGTTCATATGATGACTACTCTGAGACGACAACTCACAATACCACTGAAACAGATACGAAGGACCTCAATGAGACCACAACTCACAACGTAACTGATACAGGTATAACTACAGAGACTACCACACACAACACGCTCGATTCGTCATCATCGTCTGAACAGTCACAGTTATCATACGATAACAGAACAGACTCAGAAGCAACCACAGAAGCAAACATTGCTCAGTTTAATGAGTCTAACACGAGGACAGATAACCTTCAGTCAAAGACTGAGTATGCTTCATCTCAGACAAGAACTGACAACTTGACTCAGCAAACAGAGTACGATACCACAAGCACTCATTCTCAGAACTTGCAGGATACCGTACAATATGGAAGCACTAACACCCAGGTCATAAATACTAATGACAGCAAGGTTGGAAACACTAGTAAGAACGACACATTAGCAGGAGATGAAGTTTCAACAGCTCTTAATCTTGAAATGATTTATCGTTCGATGCCTTTGCTCAACAAGGTTTGGGAAATATTTGATGAGCTCTTTATGAGCATATACTAATAAGGAGGTATTAAAGATGTCTCAGTTAAGAATGAACATACCAGCTGCATTTGAAGAGACACTGACCACCGCTGAACAGATAGAGTGGCTGTATAGATTTAAGTCTGCAGCCCTTGAAGCAGGAGCCAATATTGAACTTATCCCTAGCGGTGATAAAATAATTATCACCGCCAAGGGCGAAGGCTTCTCTCCTACTGTATCAGTCAAGGAAATACCTGGTGGCCACGAAGTAACTATTACAGATGGAACTGGTCCTCACACTTTCAATGTAATGGACGGAACCGATGGAGCTGACGGTGCTCCTGGTCAGGACGGTGCAGACGGACAGGACGGAGCTCCTGGTCAGGACGGTGCTGACGGCGTAAGCCCTACAGTAGAGGTTGAACCTATAGAGAACGGTTACTCTGTAACTATTACAGACGGAACTGGTCCTCACACTTTCAATCTTTACAACGGCCCTCGTGGATACACAGGTCCGCAAGGACCTACAGGAGCAACAGGTGCACAGGGTGACCCTGGAATAACTCCTGAAATAACAGCTAGTGCTACTGTAAATAATAATACAGGAGTACCGAGTGTTATTGTTACTAAGTCAGGAACTGATGCAGCACCTAACTTCAATTTTAATTTCCAGAATCTTAAGGGAGCTAAAGGTGATACAGGAGCTACAGGAGCACAGGGAATTCAGGGTGTGCCTGGACAGGACGGTATTGCTGCAACAATAGCAGTGGGAACTGTAACTACTGGAGCAGCTGGAACAGCAGCTGCTATCGTAAACTCAGGAACTGCAAGTGCTGCAATATTTGACTTTACAATTCCCAAAGGAGACACAGGAGCGACAGGAGCTACTGGAGCACAGGGACCTGCTGGCGCAGACGGTGATGACGGTGTAAGTCCTGAAATTACAATTGAAGAGATAACAGGTGGTCATAGGGTAACTATGACCGACGCAGAACACCCCAACGGTCAGTCGTTTGATGTAATGGACGGTACTGATGGAACAGACGGAACAGATGGTGAAGACGGTGTAACACCTGTTATAAGTGCTACAGCTACAGCTGATAATACTTCATCAGATAATCCTACTGTAACTGTAACTAAGACAGGAACCGATGAAGCACCTAGCTTCGCATTTGCGTTCTCTGGTTTAAAAGGAGCTACAGGAGCCACAGGTGCAACAGGTGCTACAGGTGAGACTGGACCTGCTGGCGCAGACGGAGCTGATGGTGTAACACCTAGCATTACAATGACAGCAACAGCTGATGCTACTTCATCTGATAATCCAACCGTAACTGTTACAAAGACAGGAACAAACGCTGCTCCTAATTTTGCTCTTGCATTCTCTGGATTAAAAGGAGCTAAAGGTGATACAGGCGCAACAGGAGCCCAAGGTGAGACTGGACCTGCTGGAGCAGACGGTGCAGATGGAGCTGATGGTGTAACTCCTGTAATTACAGCAACAGCAACAGCTGATGCTTTATCTTCTGCTACGCCTACTGTAACTGTAAGTAAGACAGGTACAGATGCAGCACCTAGTTTCGCATTTGCTTTCTCTGGTCTTAAAGGTGAACAGGGTATTCAGGGACCGACAGGAGCTACAGGTGCAACAGGTGCTACGGGAGCTACAGGACCTGCTGGCCCAGGCGTTCCTGCAGGTGGTACAGCTGGTCAGGTGCTCAGTAAAGTAGATGGAACCGACTACAACACTGAATGGGTTACTCCTTCTGCAGGTGGTGGAGGCTCTGAAGAGGATTGTTTGGCTTACGATGCATACAGCTTTTATACAGCTATGGACTGGTATTGCTATGATAAAAATGGTGGGTTAATACAAGGAAGCCCGTCAATAGATAGTGGTTCAAGTTGTATAATAATAGGAAGGCATAGAGAATATGTAACAGGCTACTCAGCTGGTGTATCAACAACAGATGAAACATATGATATTCATTTGGTTGGTGGAAAAGACAACGGTGGAATTGTTTTAGTCTTAGGTAATGCTGCAACTAATCTTAACTACTTCAAGTTTACAAGTAAATATGGAACTGGAAGTAGTTTTGGACTTAGAAAGAAAGATGGTAGCTTTGTTAATTTATCTCTTAACGATGTCAATACATGTGTTGATTGCGGAATAGCTTACGCAATAGACGCAGTAAGTGGTACTACTAAATATGTTACCTGTAGATATTTTGTAGGAATGTACTCTTACATGGGACAGTATCGTTATGTTGGTAAAATAATATTTGACGAAGATTTGACACTTGCAGCTGGTTCCACAATTGTTATTCAGATGAATTCTGCGAGTCTAAGTCAGTATATGTAAGGAGGTAGCATATGGCAAAAGCAAACACAAGTGTAAGATTCAAGGACCTCTGGCCGCCTTCGCTCAACGAGCCTCTCAGTTACTACGAGCAGGTCAAGGCTCTTACCGAGAAGATTAAGGAACTCGAACAAAGAGTTAAGGCTTTAGAGGATAAAGAGGAAAATAATCCTTGACAATAATAAACAGACATAGTATAATATCCTTAGGGACAAGTACTATGTCTGTTATTTTAAGATTATCTACCTGGAATATGGTACTTGGAATACAGACGGTTTGATAAGCCGATTCATAGACTTGTTCCATTTTTATTTGGAGGATTGACTTATGGAAATCTTTGGAATAGGTACACATAGAAGAAGTAAACGAACGCTTGAAGAACAAGTAGGAGGACAAAGAATATTCATAGGAGGCGGCAGCGGCGGCGGTGGAGGACATACCGTTGAAGATGTAACAGCTAATTTCCTTTTCGTACCTCTACCTATAGCAACTACAGAATGTAACTCATATCCGATACAAACTAGTCATTACCCTATAGCATATACACAGGGTAGGACACAGATATCTATATTCGCTCAGTATAAAACAAAGGACGGTAGAGAAGGTTATTTCTGTATGGGTCAAACGTCAATGGTAAGTAACGGTAACCATGATAACCCTTTCAGAGATGACCAGAATAGACTAACAGATGTATTAGTTGATGCACCGTTTCCTAAACTTGATGCTTATGGAAGCCTTGGGCTAACTAGCCATATAGGTTACATGAACCCTCCAGAAACAGCTAAGCGTCAGATGGGAATGATGTATCGTGAAAGTGACAACACATATGGCGTCTTTCCAACGGCTAGTGGTAACTGGAATGTGGGTCATTCACAACCGCAAGGAAAGCCGACATTACTCCTATGGACGTACAACGCACAGTACAATAGTCAGATTGGTAGAATACAATATATAAATAGACGCTATAAAATAGTTGACCGCTTTGGCGGAGTGTTAATGCTTACAAAATGGTGGGGAGCTCAGGTTGATAGTGGAAACTATCGTAGAATGCAAATAACAGGAGCAGATAATCCTGGAGCTGGCATAGGTAATGGTCTTGAATATATGTTTCAAGATTATACATTGTTTAACGATGAATACTTTAATGTATTAGGTAAACAATCATATAACTTATATTGGGCATTTTATACAGATGGTCCTCTTGAAGGTGAAGAGTGGCCGATAATGCCAGACAGCGGTGGAGCAATAAGACCAATAGCTTCCCATATGGAAGACTTTGGTTTTACAGCATTATAAATAAGGAGGTTTCAATTATGGATTTTGGACAGATTCTGCAGGCTATTGCAACAGTGGGGTTCCCCATAATTGCATGTATCGGAATTGCTTGGTTCTTCAATCGTGTAAACGAGAACTACAGAAATGACATCAAGGAGCTTAGCAAAGCTCACCAGGAAGAGACCAAGACAATTACGGACAAGTTGAGTGAAGAAATTAAAGCGTTGAACGAAAGTATACAGAACAACACTTTAGTTCTTCAGAAACTGATTGACAAATTCGATAAGGAGGAAAGCTTATGAACTACATGATAGGCAATGCGTGGTGTGATGAAAACGGAGGAATTAGTGGAAAAGCTGGCGACCAGAAGCAGAAACAAGTATGTGATTACACAGGGGAAGTCCGCCAGCAGGACTTCTACGAAAACAAGAAAGGTTGGTTTGTATTTCGTTGGAAAGACGAAAAGCTTGCCATTAAAGCCTGTGAAGTAATGATGAAGGCTTGTGACAACAAGAACATCGGTTACTCTCAGACAGACCGTGAGTCTATTTACACGTGTAAGACAACATCTAAGAAACCTACAAACTGTGATTGCTCTTCACTTGTATGTCAGATTATAAGAGAAGTAACTAAGAAGAAAATACCTGATTTTTACACAGCTACAGAACCGAAGGTTCTTGCTGAGACAGGTTTCTTCCAGGACAAGATGACTTACAAACCTGGCATGCAGCTCTGTCATGGTGATATCCTGGTAACTTGTGTTAAAGGTCATACGGCTCTTGTTACTGCTGGTTATCATTTTGACCAGCTTAAGAAAGAACTCACTCAGGCAGAGATTGACAAAATAGCTCGTGATGTTATCAAAGGAAAGTATGGCAACGGGTCAGAGAGGAAGATTAAACTGAAGGCTGCAGGTTATGACTATGCAACCATTCAGAACAGAGTAAACTGGATTTTACGTGGAGGTAAATGATATGGCTGGAATAGGAAGAACTCCTAACAGTGTGATAACATTTTATAACATTCCACAGCTGGACACGAAGGCGGGCAAAACGCTCGCCTTCAAGACCGAGGCTGACAAGAACGACTACTTTAGAAGTTTTGTTGTTGTGCAGGTTGCCGACTGTACTGTTGTAAAGAAACGTTTTCAGACTGTAAGAATTAAAAACAAAATGAAAGATGTTGAATTCTGCAACTATCTTTCGTTTAAGAATCCTGACATTGACAACAGGACTTATTTCTGTGTTATAGAGTCAGTCGAGTATATCAATGAGGAATGTACGGAAATTACATATCTCATTGACTGGTGGATTACAGATATGCACAATGTTACATTCGAGCCTACTTTCCTTCAGAGAGAAGGTTTGAGTAAGGAAGAGTATGACAATCTGTCAGTTAATCCTTATGACACACGTTACGCAGAGAAAATGCGTTCTCAGGAACCTCTTGCTTGTAATATAGCAACAGAGAAAGAAGGGTATATAATCAATGACGGTCCTCTTAGTTCTAGTGAATGCGATGAATCTGAAGGAGCATTGAATATACGTTCTAATGTTGATGGAGCTAACTTATTTACTCTGAACAACAATCAGTATCAGCTTGAAAAAACACTCTCGTGTCTTATGTTTACTGTTCCGTTTACTGGAAGTCTTGATGAAGCTATTTTTAAACTAACAGGAGAAGAACTCAAAGATTTTGAGCCTTATGGTAATTATGGTATATTCGACGCAAACTTCCAAGCAACACATCTCTTTGTTGATGCACTTAACAAGATACGTCTCAAAAGTAAACGTTATGTTATGTACAACAATCTGACATGGGGTTACTCTACTTCCAGAGGTATTCTATATTGGGATAGTACAGATGAAACTGCAAGATTAGCTGATTTAGAAACAGTAAGTATTCTTCACCCAACAGATTATTATACAAAGAGGGAAGCATTCTATACAGCATTCCCTGACCTTCAGCCACCTGATTATGACCCTTATAACTATCCGTCAAATCTTCATTTTGATGTAATAGTTGAAGGTCGTAATAACGGGCAAGAAGAAACAGTTCCTAACATATATACTGATATGGAATATGTTACAACAGAATACCAAAATAATTTATCTTCTGGTTATGCTAAGCCTTATATGATGGTCATATGTGAAGACGAATATATCAAGGACTTAATTGACTTATTATCCAAATGGGGTATGACATCAAGTATCCTTGGTTATTATAGTATACCTGAAGGAATGATTGAAGAGATTGGAGCTGACCTTTATCTTGGTGGTCAGGGTACTTGGTCGTACGGAAATTCTAATTTCAAAAACTATGATGAGATACTTATTCCAGTACCTAAATATACTGGAGACTGGTCACCTAAGTTATATCATTCACCATATTCGTTTGTTACTTTACATGCAAACGACGGCTCAGTAAATGTGGACTATGATTATTCAAGAATGAGTTTGGAAGATAATTCTTGGAATGAAAAGTCATTCAAAGTTGGATTAGTAACGGAGATAAATCCTTCTGGTGTGTATATTGGTGCTGGTCCTAAATTTTATCAAAATTTATACCAAAATCCAAATGGAGCAAAAGCTAACTTTGAGAACTATGCATTTTACAATAACTTCCCTCAGGTTCCGTATAATACAGATGCTTTCGTTGACTTTATGGCAACTAAAGCTAGAGATGTATTAGGTGGTAATACTGCTCTTTATAAGGCAAGTAATGAGCACACTGTAGGAATGGTAAATGCTAGTAACATAATGCAGGCAGTCGGTGGTGTTACTAGTTTACTTGGTGGCGCATCTGGACTTATGTCATCTGGAAATGTTCAATCTCAGATAAATGATAATGTTGAATGGGATAAAAATCAGCGTTCATTGGAAGGTCGACGACAGAACAGATTGAATAGTGTAATTAATGACATTCACAGTGGTAAAATAGCAGGAGCTGCAGGTCTTCAAGGTGTTGCAACAGCAGCTTCCTTAGCAGCAGCAGGAATGAGTGCTGGCGTTGCAGAAGGAAACAATAAATACGCTAAAGCACTTGCCGAATATAATATGAAAGAAATAGGTGGAGCAGCTAGATTCTTTGCTGGTGACACAGGTTCAGCTTTCTATAACAATTATGCAGGAGTTGCTGCAGCATATTCTCAGCCCAACTATCACCCTGGTAGCTGTGGTGGTGTATTGAATATGATAAAGAAGTTCAGAAGTATAGGACTTTACTTCACAAGACATAGAAGGTCAGATGCATATATGGTAGCATATGACAGATTCTTCAAGTTGTTTGGTTACAATACAACTCAGTATAAAGTTCCTTCAATAGCAACATTCGTTGGAGGTCATGGTACGGACGACAACAGTCCTCACTTTGAAGCTGTAAATGGAGAGAGCGTATTCTACACTCAGACAGAGAGATGTAAGATTACAGGAACTACAGGTGAGAGTGCTCAGTTCATTGAAATGATGATGAACGGTGGAATGCTTTTCGTAGACCCTACGACAAGTCCTACACCTCCTGAGCCTACTACTCCCGAGCCTACAACTCCTGAACCTACAACTCCTGAGCCTACAACTCCTGAACCTACAACTCCTGAACCTACTACTCCTGAGCCTACTCCTACGCCTACAGGTGTTGAGTTTACATTTGTTGGCATTTCTGCTGGTACAGGAGCAAGAGCTTCAGCAACTGTAAGTTTTTCAGTTTCAGGTGTTGACTATTCAACAGACAACTATTACACTGACAATGTATATTCTTTCAATCCTGATACTTGGTTTAATGGTTCATATGCTAGGCCATTCTACAGCTACTTCAATAACGAATGCAGAGCATCTGAATATTGTTCACCTACTGACACTACTTATCTTAAGAAAAGGTTTAGAATCGAGAAGGATGGTGAAAGTTATATGTCTGAGCCATTTGAAATTAACTCTCCTTCTATTACTTTTGATAGTCCTGTTGTTTCAACACCTAGTGGAGCTGAGGCAAACGTAAAGAATGTTACCGTTGGCAATATTAGCTGTTCTGGCACTGTACAATTTGTAGGTAAGCCAGTAGGAGGAAGCAGCTATAATCAGGTATTCTCTCCTATTGATATTGTAAATGGAAGCGTAGTATCACCCAATTTCGATAACACTCAGATTGAAAGCGTATGTTTTGTAGTAATAAGCGGTTACAAATTCAAGGGTTCTGATGAAATATCATTAACATGAAAGGATGGTTACCATGGAAAAAGACAATCAAAGTAAGTTCTATGATGGGACAGAGCTCCTCGGCAAGCGGGACGCTGAGGGGCAGCTGCCCGAAATATATATTGTGTGTTCAAGAACACGTTCCGCTGGTAAGACGACTTGGTTCACAAAACTGCTATTCGAACACTGGCTTGAAACCCGACAGAAGTTTGTTATCTTCTGTCGGAACAAGCTGGAACTTGGTAACGTTGCCGAAGGTATGTTTAAGGTAATGTTAGACCTCTTTCACCCTGAGTATTCAATGAAGGAAGTTATCCAGATGAAGGGTATCTATTCCGACATTAGAGTAACAACAGGAACAAATGAAGACGACAAGAAGACATTTCCCGTCGGCTACGTCATTCCATTAGCGTCTGCAGATAATATTAAGCGTATTTCGAGTATGTTCTGTGACGCATCAGAAGGCTATTTCGACGAGTTTCAGCCTGAGGCTAAGACAACCTACCTTAGCGATGAAGTAAACCGCTTTCTGTCCATTGTGACGTCTATAGCGAGGGGTGGAGGAGAGACCAGAAGAAGGTTCCCTATTTACTTCTCGTCCAACTCAATCAGTATAAACAATCCATACTTCATAGAGTTGGGACTGAACAGACGTATTAAACAGGACACCAAATGGGTAAAAGGAATTGGATATGTATTCCAGAAGATAGAGAATGCTGAGATACAGGACGAGCATGCAAATGCTGGTATCAACAGAGCGTTCAGGGGAAACAAATCAATAGACTTTGCAGATGGGATGTGGATGAATGATAATTACACTTGTGTTGAAAACCCTGATAATTGGGGAAGAAGTGATTATTATTGTACGCTTGTCAATGGTAACTACAGATACGGAGTGAAGTATTATCCTGCTGTTGGTCTGTACTACGTAGACTATAAGGTAGACAATAGTGCTATAAGTGTATTCAATATTAAATACGATGATATGACTCCTAACATTCCTTTGATAAGAGGAAGCCTCTCTATGATAACATTAAGGAATGCAATGGAGAGAGGTATCGTAAGGTTCAAAGACATCAGATGCAAGGAAGCTTGCATGGACCTGTTCATATAAACAGAAAGCCCTCGGCATAACACCGAGGGTTTTTCTGTGATTGACTGATGAAAGGAAAAAGACAATGGTTATGACCAAGCCTATTTCAGCGAAGTTTGAAATCGTCTTTGCAAAGGAGGGCTCCACCTTTTATCTGTTTCTTCTTAAGATTACAGCCTTTCATTTCGAAGCCTCGTCTGAAATCATCGACGAATATTTTGCTCGACGGGCTCAGGAGTGCCCGTTGGAAAGTTTTCTTTCCGTTATCGCTGAGCCCAGCGGCTTTCATAATTATATTATAACTCTCATTTCCGTCTTTGTCAAGAACTTTCTTAAAACTTTCTTCAGTTGCAAACTCCATATAAGTCTTCTGTTTTACATAGGTAGCTACTGCACACTTGCTAACCTCAACGTCCCAGCAACAAAACTCTGCACTGTCGAACTTCATTCCCTTGACGTCGTCTGCATCATAGTCTACCATATGTGCACTGTCTGTGTCTGCATAAGCAAAGCCTCTGTCCTCACCTTCAAAGTAATTTTGCTGGCAAGCTCTGATAGTAAAGTTCCTTGCGTATGCTGTGATATAAGCTCCTGCTGATATTGATATCGGCTGTTTAGTGTATTCAATATGTGTCTCGAATCTGAGGATATCATCATCTTCGAAATACACTGTCTTGTAACTGCTATTTGTTGAACTGCTGAGCTTTCCGTAAAGGCTGTTAAGGAAAAGTTTTGCAATTGTACGGGCTACCTTATTGCCTTCGTTGGTAGCGTCTATTTTCATCTTCTTGTACTTATCAATGTAAGTGTCGAATATTCCCTTCTCCTTGTCAAATGCAAGGTAATCAAGAGCCTCGTAGTCTGTAATGTTATAATGTTCTCTGAACAATTCCCATTCAACCTGAGTCATAACAAATTCTCTGACTGTGTCGTTGCCGTCTTTGTCATATCTTTCTCCGAAGATATCAGTTGTCAGCTGACACTCGTTAGCTCTGTAACGTCTATCTCCTCTGATGTGAATAAATGGAAGATAGCCTTCCTTTATATTAAACCTACACTTAAACCGTCTGTAAATGCAGAACATCTTTTCCTCATACTTGTTAGGCTCTCCGATGTGATACTCTGGCCGTCCGATAGGATACTCGTTACCAGACATAGAATGCATCATAGACGGGTAAAGGCTATTCACGTCTGCTACTACTGTGTTCTTTACGTGTACGGGATTTTTTACATACTTAGAAAATTTCTCGTCTGAGAGGAAGACCTTCTCCCTCATATACGGATTAAGATAGCACCAACCTCCAGCATATCCTTTCTGACAATATTCATATGCTGACATTCCACAAGGAAGGTTGATAGCCAAGAGGTCAGGAAACCATTCTTTGTATTGCTCCTCACCAATAAGCTCTCTGTAGCTGGCAAGAGCGTCTCCTGCGATGGTCATTCTGGTCATCTTGTATTCGTACCATACAACATACATAGCCTCTGATAACAAAAGGACATCATTCTTTATGTAGTCCATCTCCTTGGCTGATATTCTTCCGAACTTCTGGCGCTTGCCTTCATATTGCATGGTCAACTTCTTGTATTTAGTATTAAAGTCCTTTCCCATTCTTTCAAGGGTGGACGGGATTTTCTTTGCACTGTCCCACAATTCTATTGTGCGGCCGTCTTCAAAATTAATTGTTAAACTGTACCACTGATTCATCTGAGAGATGCATACTTTATAGGTAAAGTCTTGTGACCTCATCTCTTTATTACTGGCATAGTGGTCAGGATTGTAACTGCTCATAGCTGGAAGGAATCCTTCAAGGTTGAGCTCGTCTAAGATATAGCTTCCATCAAATGAGAGGTTGTGGAAGAATACAATGCTGTGGTCTGGGAGTCCGCTGAGGTGGTCAATGAACTCGTAAATATTGTCATATACGAGGACATCTTCAGGTTCTGGTCTCTTCAGTACGGGACAAATTGCTGCGCTCCATACTTCAGTCTGCGTCTGTTGTTCCTTGAGCTTGATGTCAATCTTGGCTAACTTCCCAGCTAAAGATTCGAGCCTTCTTTTTAACTTTGTCCTTCTTTGTATTTTTGACTCTCTGAGAGAATTAATCTTTCGAATAAGCCTTTTCCTTTTTGTTTTTAAGTCTTCATCTACTGTCGTCTCAAAGTCTGCAACGAATAAGGCTCTTTCGAATGGGTCGATGGGCTTTTCCTTCTTCATCGTCTGTTCCCATTCTTCTGCAATATGCTTCATCTCATAATTGAGATGCCTGTCAATATAAAAGTCCTTTTCCTTTTCCATAGTCATACCTCGTATTCTGCTGCAAGTATTTCCACTTCATTCATCAAGTCATCATCTATATTTAATACATTCTGTAACTCTTTCAGCATTTCTATAAACAACGGTAAGAAATGATGCACAACTGATTCGTACCAGTCGTTGCCTGTACCTCTTTCAAGTAAGGACTGCGCTGAGATTGAGTTTCTGTACCAACTTTCAATTTTATTCCACATTACAGGGTCTTTCATAGCCTGTTGTACTAATGCCACAATCTTTGGACCTACTGGCCTACACCCCATTGTATAAGCTAACGCATTTATCAACATACTATTTCCACCAAACTCTACGCTTCTCGTGACATTTAAGCGTCTGACCATTTTCTCTCGCTTGGCTATATATTCCTCATCGGTCTCTGCTGGCGTCTGGTCGGGGACATCTACAACGTCGTTATCTGATACCTGGTTGACTTCATTAGCCTGGTTTGTTGCTATTGACCATTCAACCACGATATCGGTTTCCTCTTCTGTGAGAGTGTCGGGTGCATTTGCTTGCTTCTTCTTGAGTCTATTGATTTCATACTGACTGACTGTCTTTGTTATTGATGGTGTAAAATCTCCTGTGGCTCGTGATTTGTCTGCTATTGTCAAGTTGTATTTAATCAGCTTGTCATAATATGTCTTATGTGAGGCTTCTTTCAAAAA